ACCAACAGTTAACTGACGACCAGCCCACTGTGTATTTTTACCAAAGTTAATAAGCTGTGTAGATCCTTCTTTAACAGCAAGATTATAAATATTTTGTTTAGCTGCTGCAATCTCAGTAGAATGAGATAGTTCATCAATCTTTGTTGGAGTATAAACACTATATACCCCTTGCTTTGTAATATCTGTTTGAACTATAGAATTATTTAATTTAACTTGCTCAACTGCTAGTGCCTGTACAGATTTTTGTGCAGATGCAGATCTTCCAGTTATAATTCCAAAATATTGACCAAGACTTAATCTACCAGATTGAAGGGCTTGTCCAAATTTTTGTGTTTCTGATGTGAGCTGTACTGTTTGTTTTGTAAAATTACCACTTGACATTAAAGCATTAGAAAATTCAGACTGAATATTCTTTAATTGGTTTGCCATCTCTGGCTTTAAACCAACGCCAGCTACACTTGTTTGAAGTAATTCAACTTGTGCTTGAAGGGCTTTTATTTGGGCATTTACACTTGAGAAGTCACCTAGTGCGACTATCTTAAGTTCAATATTTGCCATATGTTATTCCCCCAATTGCATGAAGCTTAATCCTTCATTTATTCCAAAACCTTCGCTTTGAGCATTTCTAGCATTCATCAAACTTGAAACATCTTCAGGTTCTTTTTCTGCCTCATCAAGATCAATTCCTTGCATTGCTGCTAAGAACTTTCTCTCACGATGCTCTCTATCTCTAGAGGCATCTAATGTTGCCATTAATTCCTCTAACGATAAATTACTTTCAAGCTCATCATAGTTTTTCCAATGACCGAGCAAGAAAACTTCGGACTCAAGGGAGGCTAGATCTAGTTCGTCCCAACTAGAGCTGCTCCCAGAAGGTTTGGGTCATTAAGTTTTAAGCCCCCGCAAACTTCAAGAATCTTCATCATTGTTGGAGTATCAATGATTTCTTCAAATTTATCTTTATCTTCTGCTAGAGGTGACTTCACTGCTTCCAAGCACACCATTGCTGCTTTAATAAAAACTTCCATTGCTGCTTCTTCTGATTCATTATCAGGAAGCTCCATTTCTTTAATAACAGCCATAAATTTCTTAAGCTGTTTAATAGGTAGCGGTTTTAGAATGACGTTTGTTCCGTCACTCAATTCAATCTCTACTACATCATATACTGTTGTTGCCAATTTATAGCTCCTTTGTTTTATTAGTTAAATTATACCAATATAATACCTATGGACAAATTCAAGACCCCGCCATTTCTGACGGGGCTTGAAATTCTATATTAAGTTGTATTTAGTTGTTAGTTAGTGCCGAATACACGGTCAATAACAACACCATATTCTGAACCTGCATAAGCATAGTTAGAATCTGGTAGGCAACGGAAGTTCACTGGGAACACTGTTGCTCCATCACGCTTCAAAGAGTGTGCTGTTGTATCAATTGAAACAACACGACGTGCAACATAAACACGCTCTTTAGAACGCAAAGCAGTTGTAGCTGTTCCAGCTGAGATTGTGCTAGAAGAGCTGATACCGCTTGGTACTGAATCAGCAACTGATGTACCAACTTGCTGTGGAGCTTGTCCAACTGCAATTAGGACACGCTCTACTGGAGCATCTCCGAGAGCACCTGCTGAAATATTCAATGCTGCTGCTGGATTATCGTTAGTTCCAAGAGCTGCGTCATTATTTACGAGTGTTGGGATTGATGATACTGTGCTTGCAGTATTTGCAGCATAGTAAGTATCCATTTGACCCCATGAGAATGTTAGATTCTCAAGTGTTGCTTCTGCAAGCTCTGTCTTAAGCGTAACCTTAAGGGATTGCTTGAATAGGCGAGCAGAGTCAAGTAGCTGATCAACCATTACATCGCCATATGTTGGTTCGTATGAAATTTCAAGACCTGTATTTGTGTATCCTACTTCACGATACCCAGAAGCTGCAGTAGCTGTAGAAGCTAGGAGAGACTGACGTGCTGAAGCGGTTGCTGAGAACAGAGATCCAAGTGTTGTTGAATCTGTTGCTGGGCGACCATAGTTATTAGAACTATTTCCAATACTTGTGAACAATGCTGCTGCACCGACGATTACGTTTTTTGTATTTGTAGCCATTTATTTATTTCACCACCTTATTTATTTTAAGTTTAAAAAAAAGAAGATGACAACTTGCTTCCTCATAGAAAATCATAGCATTAAACCAATATAATTCAAATTTTAGATATATCTACCTGTATTATTAGGTCCTTGATCTACCGAGCGTGTATACGTATATATAAAGGAGAAGTCTCCGCTCATAAACCCGCCTTCATCTATAAATGGTTGAACAGGGTTTGCTGATTCTATCCTGAAATTAAAGAACTTAAAAGGACTATTATTTGACTGTGCTAGGCTATTTACGTCAAGTGCAGATAGATCATATCTTCTAAAAAGATCTGTTAGAAAGTTAATGATTGTCAATATTTCAGAATTACTTCTTGATATTATTTGCATGACCATAGTTTCTTCTGAAATCCACCATTGTGGCCCGACTGGTTTTTGAATAATATCGTAAGTCATATATGTTTTCCCAGGGAGCAAATTATTAAATTCTGGAACTTGCTGGGAAGGAATAATAGGGACTAGTGGGTAATTAAATCCGTCAGCCATATAATCTTTAGAATTTAATAAGCCTGCATTTTGAAGCTCCGCCCATATAGAGTTCCTAACATCAAATGCTGCAACATATGAATAATCTACTGTCATTTAATATTCGCTCCTTTATCAAACTTTTCAGCAACACTTTCTACTGCTGCTCTAACCTGCGTGACCCCATAATTATTTGAACTCATGACTATTGACACTTCATCAGATATCATCTCATATAGTCCAGAGGAATCCATAATTGCACCTGCATTTTTAGTATACCATTCAACTATATATGATGCGAATGCATTTTTTGTTTTTAGTCCTCCTGGATGAAGAATCTTTATTTGTGTTCCTGGGGCTATAAAAACTATTCCGTTATTACCAACAATTGATAAAACTCTTTTTGCAGTAAATGAGACTGGAGTTCCTGCTTCCATAACCTTTGCTTTATTGGCAAAAATACTTTTTCTTGATACTGCTTTGCCTGTTCTGCCAGGGATAAGTAATTCTTTATTAATGGGTACTGGCATTTTTGATGGCAAAAAGTTTGTAGTTATTAAAAGATTTCCATTTACAAGTAAAGATCTTTCCAGAACAAAAAGTCTTCCTATTTTATTACCTATTTTACCCCACTCATAAACATGATGCATTTTCTTAGGATTTGCTCTTGCATAGTTATCTGCAGCAATCATAAATCTTTCGCCAGTTATTGAAAATGTTGCACGAGATATTGCTCCAACTACTCCAGGACCAGTCATTTCTTCTAGGCTAGCAACAAATTCATTTAAGTCTGCTTTTAGGTTATTGGTATCAATCTCAAGCTTTAGTGTCATCTTGCATCTCAGATCTTAGAAGAATTGTGTCATAGAATGTTATCTTGCCAAAAGGGTCAAGAACTGCATGTGATGCTGTGACTTCAAACTTAGTATCTGGTTGATCAATTTTATCTATTTCAACAAAAACTTGACGGTTGTCACTAGTTCTAATATTCTCAATACGCCAACGCTTACTCATAAGCTCTAGCGAATACATCTTTAGCTGTATCTTCTCATCATAATCCATATCAGAGGTTCTTGCAAAAGCTTTATTATCACCTTTTGAAGATGCTCCACGACTTTTAATAGGCTCTATTTTACATTGAATAGTTTTAGCATAAAGCCATTCACGCTTAATTGCACCTGTATTTGGATCTTGAACATTTTGCTGAATATAAACATCAGCTTTCATATTCATAGTTGTCCCAATAAACGAAGTATCTATTCCATTAAACATTATATTATAACAATATTTGCTTTACGATATTGATCAAGAATGTTATCTACCATAACATTTCCTGTACCGTTAAATGCTCCCGCAGCCATTCTAAGTGTAATTTCACTAAGAGTAACTTGAGACAAATATTTGTTTCTCCAATTATAGTCTTTAGCCAAAATATCTTGTTGCAGTAGCATTGATGCTAACTTGATATCTTCTGGTACATACTTATATCCAATTTCACCTACGAAGCGATAAAGATATCTGTCCCTGAATCTTCCATACTCATATATGGTCGGATCCATCTGATTATCCCACCCATTTGCCCAACCAGGCCACCAGATACGAATTTGATATCCTGTTGGACTAATTTCAGTATTATATCCAAAAGTATTATAGGTTGGTGTTTGAGTGTTATCAAAAACTAAAATTTCATTTTCATAGATTTGATCTAATGAAAGCATTTTTTCTGTGAGTTGGATGGTATTAGCACCAATTCCATAAATCTCTTGTCCACTATAATACCTATAGAATTTAATACCAGTATATCCTTCAATAATGGTTCTAGCCATTTTTTCAGTTTTTACAATTATTGATGGATCCATATAATTTGAATCAGTTTCAACAGGACTATATCCTAGAAAATCTATTGTCTCTGGAATTGTTGCATACGGAGTTTCAATACCATAGAAATCAGTTTGAGTTACATCAAGCCCGCCTAAAGAATATGACCACTGAACTTCTAATACCATATTAATTTCAGTCATATTTGGAGTTAATGTAAAAGAATACATTCCAGTCTGCGGTTCATCAAAGGCAGACAAATTTGTATAGAGGGGTGTCTGGCTTAAAACACCGCCAGGGTTATAAATATCACTATCTGCATTAAAGACAGATAAAGTCGGTAAAGAATCAGCCTGTGATAACATGCCGTTATCGTATACCTGTAAATATATTTTTTCCTGGCTATTTGTGTTGATTGTTTGCACTCACGACACCCCCTATTTATTTTTTTTAAGCGTAATACTCCTGAGCTTCACGTGGAGTTGCTATACGGAAGCCAAACTCTGAATCAAATATTTTTTGAGCTTCTGTTTCTGACATAGCAATAAATGGATGCTCTGCAGTAAATACATACTCTCCTATTTGAAAAGAATGATTATTTCTTTCCATTTTTACAAGCACTTGATTTGCTGTGTTCATAATTTTCTTTTCTCTCTTTTGCTTTTCAGCTTCTGGAACTTTAATTTCTTCCTTTTGTGTACTATCAAACTTAGAATACATTTGATAGGTAATTCCTTCTTCTTCAATTGCAGCGATAATCTCAGGCTTAGATTTAAGTCCTGATACATCAATAGCAAAAGCTTCTGCTACTTTTCTTAATTCTGTAACTTTTAGATCTGTAAATGACATTTGACTTCCTCTCGTCATTGTTAATTATATCATTAAATGGCTAAGGGGACTATCGCTAGTCCCCTGCCTTGCAACTAATTAATATTAGTATGTATCGGTATAAGGCGCAGCGTTAGCTCCACCAGTAATACCAGAACCGTTTGTAGCTGATCCGAATGAATTTGAAGTCATTACAGAACCTGCAACAGCAATGTTCTTAACGATAACGTGTGCATCGTAGTTTTCCATTACGCAACCGACACGAATGAATAGTGTATATTCAATTGTATCTTTCTTTGGTTGGAACAAACGATAGACTGTTACATCACGCTTGATACCAATGATAAAGTTTTGCGGGAATGTCAAGTGAAGATCACCTGTATTTGCACTACCATTGTAGGTCTGTGTCTCGTTGATCAACGGAACGTTGATAACAGGGATACCGAATGCAAATGGAGTTGTTGTACCTGGGCCACCATCGTTAGCAGCAACATCACCACGTAGGATACCTGAAGCGATATCAAACGGATTGAAGCCACCACTTGTCATGGATGTAAGATTAAAGAGATAGTCTTGAACCAAGTTAGATCCTGTGAAGAATCGGAGTTGGTTACGACGTTGCTTATACTTACGAGGCATTGTCTTAATTGCTTGGTTGAAAATTGTTTTGTCAAGTCCATAACCAGCTGCATCAACAACGTGAGCGTTGCTAAGAGCCAATTGACGGAAACCTGCAAATGCTGACATCAAGCCTGAACCAGTTCCAGTACCGTTAATAAGGGTATCCTCAATATCGTTACCAGCCTGGGTAGCCATAAGACGCGCAATGTGATCCTCTAGATCTGGACCTTCAATATTATCTTCAAGAGATTCTGCTGAAAGTTCCCAGTCAAGACGGAGTTTACGAGTTGTAAGAGAGACCTTGTTAAAGGTTGCATTCTGTGCTGTGAAAGTTGTTCCATTAGCGTTAGAATATGTACCAGTAGCTGCCACGAAATCACGTGGATTCTCTTCTTGTGCAACTGTCATGATACGTTGTCCAACTGCAACACGATCAATCTCGGTTGTGTTTGAACGCATACGAATCGTGCGGGCTGTCTTAGCAAGAATTGTTGCATCCCACATGTAATCCAAGAAGCGATTAGCCTGATCTGGATATAGGAGACCATTACCTGAAAGGGTAGAGGAATCAGCGGAAGCATTGACTGCTGAAGAACCGAGGTTCGTTGTATCAATTACTTTTTGTAGAAGTTCATTACTCATTTATTATTTCACCACCTTATTTTTTCTGTATTTTTTATATATCTGAAGCACTGAGGAAAGCACCTTGCCATATACTTTGTTTTGGTTTTTGACCCGATGGAGCGGAAACCCCAACGGACTTCTGTACTGCAGTTGCGGATTCAAATCCCTTGAGCTGATGGTCAACATATTCAATCTTGCCACCAAGATCCTCAACTGTCTTTGTTAGTGTTTCATTTTTCTCTAGAAGCTCTGCATAAGCTTTCTTCAAATCCTCATGTGAAGAATTAATCTTTGCAAGCTCACCATTAGTTGCGTCAACAACTTTCTTGAGATCTGCGATTGTTGCAGATTGTAGAGAATAGTTCTTTTCAATAGACTCACCTAGGAAGGTCTTCAGGTTGCCGAGTGCCTTCTCAAAATCAAGAGTATCTTCAACTTCAGAAATTGATGCAGCCTTTTCAATGCTGGTATCTTCTGCAGTAGCCTCAACAGTTGAAACTTCTTCGGCTGGAGTCTCTACATCTGCTGCAACTTCTGCAACTTCTGCATTTGTATCTTCTGCCATTTTGTTACCTCCTTCGTTGAGTGAAATATCATCACTCTTTTTAAGCCCGTCACTTAAAGTGATCTTTGACTTTGTATTTTGATCAGGATAAAGATTAATTGAAGTATCACTAGCAATTACATTACCTGCCAAACCTGGTGCAGCTGTTTCGCCAGCTTCGTGTGCGGATGTTGGAGCATCATCTTTCTTAAAATAAGAATCAATTACTTTTTCAATTGCTTCAAACTTTTCTGAATCTTTTTGTTCAACCCATCCAATATTAATCATTGGATCTTCGCATACAACACAATTTTTTGTTGTGTGCTCTGATGTTGATGCTACTTCATCTTCTTTACACCAAAAAACATTTTCTGTTATTACATCTGCTATCATTCCTTTAATAAAAGAAGAGCCATCTGTATTTTTTTCAATAGACATAAAATTAGCTAATTGATTTGCTGGAGAATCTACAAGTGAAAGTTCGTGTAAATCATAATCATGAATAACTCTACGAGTTTCATTATCTCCATCAACTTTTTCCATTTTTGCATCATTAATGTTTCCACCAATAGAAAAACCTGAGTAAGTTCCATCTAGGCACTTTTCCCAGGCATCTTGAGCACCTTTTGAAATATAAGCAGTTACATAAATTCCATTATATTTCTTTTGTGTCTCTGGATCAAAAAATGTATCTTCTTTAAAATTAACCATTTTACCAACAGCAACAGGACCATGCATTTCACGAATATTTTTTCTAAAATTACCAAATGCTTTTTTATTTGCATCTTTAGTTACAATATCTCCATGACGATCAACATTATCTAACGATGCCCAGCCAGATACAGTTCTTTTTTCTTTGTTAACTTTAGCAAAAGGCATTGAAATAACAAGTTTATTATTTTTGCTTTCAATAGTAGTTGTATTTAGCTTATTCATAAATCAACACATCCTTTTTAGAAATTAAATACGTTGCTAAATTCATAATCTTATTAAGATCATCTCCTAGCAAACCCAATGCTGTATTGCATTTGTGACAAAGAACTCCACGAAAACACTTTTCACAAGCTTTTTTATCTGAGCATATTGTATGATCATGGTCTAACGTTAATCTTTCTTTTGATGTACATGAATAGCATCCATTTTTTTTAAATTCTTCAACTTCTTCTACAGAAAAACTAGATCTTCTAGCTGAATCATAATGAAATGTGCAATAAGTCTTTTTTTCTGCTTTGTTTAAACATCCGCTTATAGAGCATTCTGCTCCACGATGTGACCAAATTTTTTTAGATTCTGCAGATCCCACAGAACCTGTTTCTCTAAATCTTTTATAGTGCATGTGACAGTATAAACTTTTCTCGCCATTTCTACGTTTAGCGTTAAAGCAACCTTCAACTGAACAATTCTGAATATCCATATGTAAATAAATAATAGCAGTATTTATAAATAACGCATAATTTTCACAAATTATTTTATAATTCCACTATTTATTTTTATCACCTTTCTTACATCTGTGCCTTCTGGTTGGTAGGCTTCTGGAGTTTTTTCTGGAACACCTTTATCCCCGTCATTTATGTTATTTACATAAGGAGTTTGAATATGAGAGTCTGGCAACACATTAGGGCTATTCATAGAGTTATGAGATACCAGCCCTCCAGTTATGAACCCGACCAAAACATACCCGATATGTGGCAAATCACGCTGAAATCCTGTTGCAGCCCAGGTGCTGAATGCTCCTGTAGAAGCTATCATAAGCTGCTTTGCATCAAAAATTTGAAATTTAAAATGATGTTTTAAACTCATAATGTGCCTTTTAATTCATCATAAATTATCTGAGGTATAGTATTCTTTGCTACAGTAACACCTTGTTTCTTTTCATATTTAACTAGTGCTGTTTCTGTTTGGATATTCATAGTTCCAGTGTCATATACCTTTGGTAAGAGACCTGCTTTTTCTAAAGCCTTTTGAACTGTCCATACAGCATCATTTGTTTGACCTACTGCAAATGAAGTTTGAGAAGAAGGAAATGGAGGAGCTACAAAAACTGTTGTACTTGGAGAAGTAACAGTAGTTCCATTTGTTGTTCCAGGGTGTGTCACTAGCATACCCCCAGTCAGTGCTGTGGCACCTACTGCTACACCCGCTGTTGCTTTTTTACTTGTAGCAATAGATGTTGTTGGTTTTAAAGGAACAGGATATTTTGGTCTTACAACTGCCATTACAAAAAGATAATTTCTGTGAACTCTCCAGCATCCTTCTTTTGTAGGATCATTAGGACTACCAGTATTAAAACCAATTGTTGTAAATCCTCCAGGACTTGCTGCTTCACATATTTCTACATGGTCTACAACGCCATCGGAGTTCCAATCGTAGAAAACCAAATCGCCCATTTGCATAGACATTTTATTAACTACTAATCCTTGACGCTGGAACCAAGGCAGTGCTGCAGGATTATAAGAAAATCCTTTAGGGGTTTGTGCAGCAATTAAATGTGATAAACCTACTTGAGCAAAACACCAAGACACGCCCATTGCACAATATGGAGCATTAGGAACTCCGTACCAGTCACCATATGGATTTTCATTGCTTACACCTTCATGAAAGCCTATCTGCATCCTTGCAACATTTAGTACGTCTAATGCTGTTGCCATTTTTTAGTTACCTTCTTGTGGACCCTCGCCCTTTGCGTTCCGAGCGGTTCCCATTTTATCAGGAGCATTTATTGTTCTATTTTGATCACGAGTTTTGTTACCACTTGCATCTGATACTGCATCTTGCATTGCTTTAGGATTTAAAACAACAACAGCATCACCTCCTGGAAGGGGAGCAAGTCCCTTACGAGCACGAATTTCATTAGGAACAATAACTTGATCTTTAATATAACGATCATCAATTCTTGACTGAGTTTCTTCATCTGTCAATGCAAGTTCATTAAATCGTAGTACAAAAGCGTCTGTAAGCTCTCTTATAATAAGATTAATTTTAAACTCAAGCTCTTCTTGACGTGGACGACAAACTTGTTCTTTAAATGTCTTATCAGCATCTTTAGCATTTGCCAAAGAAACGCCTTGAGGCATTCCAATCTTTGAAATAGGAACACGGTGAGCAATAAGAATACGATCTCTATTTTCTACTGCGTAGTTCTTAAATGAAGAATCTTGAACTCCTGCTTCTACAGGCTTCATCTCAAACTCTACACGACCCTGCTCTCCATCAGATGGAAGAGGGATATAAAGTGTTCTATGATTTCTACCCTTAAGACCTGTTTGGAAAAATTCAAGTAATTTACGTTCTGCATCAGCAGTAAGCTTTGCACCCTTAACAACAATAATGTATCTTGGAACAGCTTTATTCTCAAAATAATCTAGGTTAAAGCGTTGTGCAAATTCGTCACCTGCAACTGCATTTTTTGCAGACAAAATATCTGGTACACCATAGTATGTATTTGATGGTGTAAAAATCTTAAAGTGAATTACTTCGTTTGGCTGTGGATCTGTACCAATTTGATCTGGAGTTTCTGTATCCCCAAAGTTTCTAAAGAATGTGTAACGATTGTATACAACCTGCACAAAACCATCACGGTGACGACGGATACGCATAGTTGTTGCTGGAATGTGTCCAATATAACCAATCTTACCAGTTGATGTACGACCAACTTCAAGATATCCATTACCAGTTGATTCTAAATCAACATAAATCTTTTTCATCGTTTCTGTAAATGAATCATCTGAGTTAAGAGATTCTAAGAAGGTACGAAGTTCTTCTTTCATCCCTTCAATTTTTGAACGTAATTTATCAAGCTTTTTTGGAGTTTCCATAACAGCTTCAATCTTTGAAGATGTTGCCCAAGTATTATCAAACTTATAGCCTAATCCAATGACGTTTGCTGCCTTAGCATTTACAGCAGAGTGATGATATGGAGAAATATCATAAAGTTGTGCTAAGTATAGAACATTGTATGGTGGCTGAACAATTTGAAAAAGAGAATAGCCAGTCAGATCAAGCGGATCAAGCTTTTTAGATTTAGCATCATCTACACCTGTAAATGACTTTTCAATACGATTTACTTGACGACGGAAATTAGGGCTTAACCCTTCTGCCTTTTTGATATCATCCCATCTTGCATTAAAGGGATCATCAAATTCTTGTTCTACAGTATGCTGTGTTCCAAGCTTGACTGTAATAGTACCTTCTGCTTCATCATCAGCATCAACAACAGTTAAATTAGTCAATTTTCATCTCCTTCATTTCTTTATAATATTCAAGCATTGCAGGAGTATCCATAACATCTGGAACAAGACCTAACTCTAATCTCTGTTGTTGAATTTGTAACTCTTCATCATCAATTGCTCTGTGTCCCGCAAAAAAAATAGGATGTCCTTCTTCTAAACCATAGTATTTTGCTGCATCCTTAAGCTTTTTAATTTGGCGTATATCGCCTTTCATAGACGGAATACTTAGATATCCGCCCTCGTCATCCATAACCAATGATTCATCAGGCATTTGCCAGGCGTAAACTCCCCAGTTTACCTCATCAATTGGTGTTACTTTCATTTTACCCATATGCCAATAATACCATCAAACTATTCAAAACTGAACATTAGACTGCCATTTTATTGTGCATGAGTATGGAAACTTATTGGTTGACCATTGTTTATTTGAGAAAATGTACCAGAGTATTCAAGAACTGATCCTACAGAGGTGACTGAATCATAAGCTACTGAGGTATTAATGGCAACAAAAGATAAATATCTATTTTGAACTTCAGTTAAACCCAAAGCATTTGGATAAATGCTTATATAGCCATATGTGGCTTCTGATGGAAGCTTAGATGCATCATAAGAGCCATTTATAAGTATGTTAGATGATCTTGAGCTTGGGTATACCAAAGCCACATGATATATTTCTCCATTTGTCAGTGTAATAGGAGATGAGTTTCTACTTATACCGTTGACATATAAAGTTGATCCTGAAATTGAATTTTGCAAAACATTTGAAGAGTCTATATATAAATCTGCAGTACCAGAAAGATCGGTATCTAATACCGCCGAGCCTTTACCATCATATTCCATCCAAAACTCTATTGTTTGATATGAAGAAGATGAAGTTGGAGATATTACAGCATATCCAGATTTGGATCCTGGGTCTTGTGCAGAAAAACGAACACCTAGATTTCTAGATCTTGAAAGAATATCTGTAGTATCCTTCTTAATCATATAAGTTGTGCTTGAAGCTGGAGATATTTTAAATAAGCCTGAATCTGAGACTTTAGTTATATCTGAATAAACATTTACATTTAAATTATCAATTCTTGTTTGTGGTCCCGCCGAAGTATCTGCTGAATAAAGAGTTACTTTAATTAAACATTGACCTGCAAAACTTGATCCGTAGTTGGACAAGAAATAAGGAAAAGTTTTTCCATTTGAAACATTATAATAACTTAAACCATTATCATAAGAAACAGAAACAGTAGCATAACGGCTTACAATCAAGCTTGTTGCAGACATATTTGTATATGAACCAGAATCCCAAGATATTTCAACCCCAGTAAAGTTTGGATATGATCCAACAGCTAGGCTATAAACCCAGGTGCCTACAGTTGAATATGGAACTGGTGTATTTGCTAATGTGATGCCTGTTTTATCAGTGACAACATTTGAAAAAATTCCTTCACTGTAAATATTATTACTATTAAATTGTTTTGAAAAAACAAGTTGACCATCATTATTATCAAATGAAAA